ATTGTATATGTGCTGCTGTTTGTGAGGCTTGATTAACATGCACGGAACTATACTCTATAGCATATTATCTGGAAACTCGGCGTATGCAGATGCCCTTGGCGAGGATCCGCAAACGGGCGGGATAAAGCTGTTCCCAAAGATTGCCCGGCAAGGCACCACCCTGCCCTATGCCACATACACGCTAATAAGTACAGTTCCAGAGCAAGACAAAGACGGCCTCGGCTTGATAACATATCGTGTACAGCTCGATCATTTTTCAAATACACACTCGCAGCTTGAAACGCTTCACTCCCTGGCGGTGTCAGCTCTTAACCGCTTCAGGGGTGTTGTGGCCGGAAACAAAGTAAACAGCGTTCGCTGGGAGCCGGGCGGCGGCGACGGGTTTGATGACGGCTCAGAAAGCCGTCGATCCATGAGCGAATTTAGCATAAAAATACAACCAGGATAACTATGTCAGTCGAAATTATACTACTTGAAGATTATGAAAACCCACGCGGCGTAACAAAGCGTGCAGGAACCCTTATAACCTTTCATCACATGAATGAGGAGGCTCAAAAACTGATCTCTGATGGTATCGGGCAGGAGAAGATTGGGCTTCCTGCCGACATGCCGGGACGTGATCTGTTCCTTAAAGCCGGCATTGATAACCTGCAGCACGCCAGCGGGCTGAAAGAGTGGACGGATGTTAAGGGCGTTGGCCCAAAAACAGCAAAAGAACTTGATAAATACTTTACAAACCGTAGCGATAACAATAAAAACGAAGGTGAATAACAATGCCAAGCACAGGATATGTAAACGGCGCAGACTTCGGGATCTTTGTGGATGACACTCTGATCGCCGTAGCAATGGACAATCAGCTGCAGCTTACGCGCAACATGATTGAGGTAAACAACAAAGATCTGCCGGGAGATGCGGAATACATTCCGGGCCGTGGCGATGGAACAGCCTCCGGCAATGCCCGGCTGAAGTATGATGCAGGGTACGGATACAGTGATCTGTTTGCAATCTACAACAACGGAACCAAGGTGACGATCCGTTACAGCAACGGCGAAACCGGCGATGATGAGTATGAGTTTGATGCTTATCTCACAGAGCTGAACCGCCAGGACACTGACAACGAGATCGGCAACGTCGATTACACGTTCCAGAAAACGGGCGCAATTACTGAAAACACCATTACATAATGGGAAAGCCACAGCGAACATTTAATGTACGCCTGAAAGACGGCACGTATGAGCTTTATTATGACAACCGCGCCCTCTTCGAGTTTGAAGAAAAGCACGGCCAGATGGCTTTAAGGGTGCTGATGAGTGGCGAGCTTGGGTTCAGGGCAATTACTCACTTTGTGTGGGCGGGTCTTCTGCATCAGGATAAGCCGGTTCACGTGGAGAAGGTAAAGGGTCTGGTTGAGGTAAGCCGTATGGAAGCGATCACTGAGGTGATTATTGCCGCGCTAAACGATGCGTTTGATACGGGCGATGAGCCGCAGCCTTCATCTGAAAAAAAAGCGAAGGGCCGGGATTAACCTGGCCCGAACGCCAGCGGATTGCATACGGGCTGATCGGGTTAACGCCCGATGTGTTCTGGAGCCTTCAGCCGGCGGAGTTTATGTTGATGCTGGAAGGTTATAACCAGCGGCGGGAGTATGAGCGTAACCAGCAGGCGGAGCAGCTTTATTTATTGCGGTACCTGGCAAGCAGTGTGGATCGTGTGATTCAATCCTTTCAGAAGCATCCGCGAAAGGTGGACGCAATGGACATCTGGCCGATACCGGAGATTGACGAGCATATTAAGCGAAGGCGGGCCGAATATGAAGAAGAATTAAGCAAGCGTGGCGACAGGCTGCTTGAAAAGTATAGAAACTTGGTTAAACCAAAGTAGGCAAAGGAGGTTTTTATGGGTGTAATGAAGCGCCTAAAGCAGCAGGGACGGGACGCGGGCAAATCTGCCCGAGCCATAAGGTCTTCTAAGAGACACACAAGCCAAACCGGCCTTATTGATATAAGTATGGAAGAGGCCGAGTTTATGGCAAACCTTAAATCAATGGAGAGGCTGCACAAGTCTATAACACCCCGCTGGATTAAAAGCACTCAGCGGCGGCACCTAAAACCGATGGTCAATGCAATGAAGGCTGGGAGCAAGTCTACGCGAATTGCGGCCATGATTGGAGTAACAACTGCAAAAAAACGAGCCGGAAAATATGGCGCTAAGGTTGGTGTAATAAAAAATGACAAATCCCGATTCCCCGACTTCTCAGCCCCCGCATTAGCCTCACTGATTGAATATGGCAGTGAGGGTGAGAGGTTTCGGCAGCTGAAAGCGGGGATACTTGTAACGGGCAGACAATCTACGGGCACAATGCCCGCCGTTCCCTGGCTTCGACCCGCGTGGGACGCACATTCCGGCGCCTTTATGGATAAGGTAGAGGACTCAATTCAGAAGAAAATAATGTCGGAGGTATAGCATGGCAGAGCGCAGAGTAACCTTTATTGTTGGTGCAAATATACAGAACTTTCAAAGGGGAATGCAGAATGTCTCCAGAAGCCTGAGTCGCCTTGGCCGCAACGTGGAGCGTGCCGGTAAAAACCTGTCCCGAAAACTTACCGCGCCGCTTGCCGCCCTGGGCACCGGACTGATTGCCCTACAAAAGCAGACCGGAAATTACGCTGATGAGCTGATAGATCTCTCACAGATCACCGGCATATCAACAGATGCGTTGCAGGAATGGCGGAACGTTGCCCGTATTGCGGGCGTGGAAACAGACGCATTATCGAACGCGGCAAGCGGATTAAGCCGCCGGATGAGAGGCATCGGTGAAGAGAGTGGGGCTGCACATGATGCAGCCGAAAAGCTGGGCATCAACTTTAAGACCGCCTCCGGAGAGATCCGCGACACCGACTCCATTATGAGTGATGCGATTGCCCGCCTTTCTGAGATGGAGCCAGGACTGGAAAGGGCAAGCCTTGCGGGAGATCTATTTGGTCGCCGATGGGAGCAGATCGCCCCAATATTGGGAATGACCTCCCGGGAGATCAATCACGCCCGGCAGCAAACCCATGACCTTGGCATGGTTATGGATGGCGAGGCGTTAAGGGCGGCAAACAATTTCCGAATTAAATTTGAAGAACTGCAGGAGCGGGTTAAGGCATCAGGACGGGAGCTGGCAGTCAGCTTTCTTCCGATTGTACAGAATGAATTAATACCAATGCTGGAAACCGGAATGAGGCGCCTGCAGGGATTGGCACAGCGCTTTCAGCAGCTCGACATAGAATCTCAAAAAACAGCGCTCACAATGGCGGCAGTTGCTGCCGCCGCAGGCCCGGTATTGATTGTTTTCGGAAAGCTTGCACGGACTATCGGGTTGCTGCTCTCTCCTGTTGCCTTAAAAATCGCAATGATCGCAGCCCTTGCCGCCGGATTTACGTATGTGGTAAAAAATGCGGATGCGTTTCAGGAGCACATGCGATACATCATGAATAACGCCCTAAAATATGTGGCTGATGGTGTTTCCGGGATGCTTCAGCGCCTTGCAGAGTTTGCGGCATGGACCGGACAAACACAGCTGGCGGTTGGCCTTTTTACAATGGTGGGATCCATACAAAGCAGCCTGAATGATATTAACCTGGATAAGCCGAAGGCAGAGTTTCAGAGTTTTGAGGAGTTTGTGGACTCTATACGCGCCAATATTGGCGAGATGCTCGAGTGGCTGACGGGCAAATTCTTTCAATTTGGCGATGATGTAGAAGAAGCCCTTGATTTTGGCGAGGGTATTGGCCGCAGCGCGGCGCTGGATGTTCAGGTAAACGCACCGGACCTGAACCGAATTGAAGGCGATTTCGACTTTTTGGAAAGGCTGCATGATCGACTGCAGAAAAAACACGAACAGACCTCCAAGTCTGCCCAGATGATGGGCGATGCCTTGCAGTCAACCGTGAGCTCCGCAGTTACAAGCTTTGCAGAAACACTGGGTAATGCTTTTACGGGTGATGCCGGAGCAAGCGGGTTCTTTAACAATATTTTAATGATTGTGGCCGACTTTGGTAAGCAGCTGGGCCGAATGCTGATTGCTGCCGGGGTTGCTGCGCAGGCGTTTCAAAGCCTTCTTTTTAATCCGGTTGCTGCAATTGTGGCAGGTGGCGCACTCATTGCCGCATCTACCGCGGCCCGCAACTTATTAAGGGATGGCCCAGCGGGCAGTGAAGCCCGCGTGAACGATGCTATTATCCGCAGTGATGGCTCTATTGTTCACCTGAACGCCAATGATGATATCCTTGCCATGCAGGATTTTGGAAGCCTTATTCCACGCGCGGTTGCTTCGGGTAATCAGCCCACAAGGTCTCAGCCTCAGAAAATAACAATTACCGGGTCGCTTGTGGGAAGGGGTAAAGACCTCCTCGCCGTTGTTGAAGAAGCAAAGAGGGGGATCAGATGAGTTATAATTTAAGAGCCGTTATTGAGGTGGTTGCTGAAGAGACGGAAATAGCGGGCCGCATTGAGATCTATCTGCGCGATTTTGAAGGAACGGTGCTACACCTGGGTTCGGACGCCGGGCGTGGCGGATATTATTTTGAACATGAAGAGATGTCTGCAAGTGGAGAGGTGTTTGAGGTTCAAAGTAAGTCTATCTTAAAGGGCCAGCTCGATGTATATCCAATGATAAAAAACGCTGATGACTTTGTCCTTATCGAGGATTTATTCAACACCGCCGCCAATGACGCGTACGCAAAACTAATTATAGATGGCGAGGAAGAGTGGGAGGGATTTAACTTTAATGACCTACTTGAGTACCCCGAAGACTCATTCCCCTTTTCCGCCACCCTCTCCTTCAAGGATTTCACCGCGCTTCAGGGCATTAACTACATTGACACTGAGACGGGGTTTACCGATTACCGCATTAGGGTAAACCTCGAGAGGATTGGCGGGGTGCCGTCGGTATTCATCAACGGCACGCTTAACCGCTCCGGCGATACCGTTGATGAAGATGATACGCTGAACATTAGTTTTGGCGGTTCTGAGCAGGGCGAAAAGATTAGCGCGGAGTTTCCGGTGGAGGTTTCCGGAGAAAAAACCGACGCCTCGTATTCATTTACCATATCACAGAACAACCCCGGCGAGCACGCGGTTACCGTTAGCCTGGAGGCACGGGCGGGCGAAAC